CTTGTCTTCAGTCAGAAAAATTTATAATATGCCATGCATTCTAGGTGTATAGCTCAGTTGGTTAGAGCGCTACGTTGACATCGTAGAGGTCTCCAGTTCGAGTCTGGATATACCTACCAAGATAAAACAAAGGCTTACAAGCAATTCAATGACTTGTAGGCCTTTTTTAATGTCTGCTATTTGTCGTGCTTGGTGCAAATGTTGTGCATTTTGGTGAAAATACGCCATAATTTACGCCAAGATTACGCCAAGACCCATACGATGAAATTACCTAAGCCTAGAAAAAGAGGTGATGCTTACCGAATTGAACTTATGTTTGATGGTAAGCGCTATTCAGCCACCCGAGATACCGCAAAAGAATGTGAACAATGGGCTGCTTTGAAAATATTAGAGCTTAAGACCAATGCTGGTGAATCAGTAGCAGAAGAAACCAAGCCTATCTTTACCTTCAAGCAATTATTTGATGAGTATTTTGAAAAGGTCGGCAAACATTCAAAGTCTAAAGATTGGATTCTCGTCCAGTACAAAACCTTTGAAAACAAGTTTAGTGATCTGGCCCATAAAAATATCCACGACATTACACCACAGGATTTAACAGCTTGGCGTAATAGGCGTAGTACTCAGGTAAAAGAAAATACAGTACTTAAGGAAATCTCTCTGTTTTCCGCCATGTTCACTTATGCTCAAAAGGAAATGTTCCTGCTGGACGTAAATGCCTGGATGCAGATCACCAAGCCCATTAAGCCCGAATCACGATATCGTCGGATTGCTCAGCATGAAATAGATAAAATGCTTGAGTTGCTGGAGTATGAAACAGGACAGGTGCCAACTTTGCCGCAGCACTATGTTGCATGGGGTTTCTTGTTTGCGATTGAGACCGCTATGCGTAAAGGTGAAATACTCAGCATGAAGCGTTCTGAAATTTATGATGGTTATGTGCACTTACCTAAAACCAAAAATGGATCTAAGCGCAATGTGCCGCTATCGAAATTCGCAAAAGAGCTGCTGGCTTTAATACCGCATGAAGATGAAAAAATTATCCCTCAGTCAGCAGATGCGTTCCGTAAATTATGGGAAAGAAGAAAACTGGAATCAGGTATTGAAGATTTGCACTTCCATGATACCCGGCATGAAGCTATTTCAAGAATGGTGAAGGTGAGAAAATTACCGGTTGAGGTGCTGGCTAAAATTACCGGTCATAAGAAAATCGAAGTGCTGGTGAACGTCTATTACAATCCAGACGCTGATGAACTGGTTGAAATGTTTAACTCATAAAAAAGAGAGCCTAGTTAGCTCTCTTCCTGCCACGCTTAGTTTTTGAATTCTTTAGCAACTGCGATGCTGCTACCGGATCATATAAAAACTTACCCTCCGTACCCTGGTTAATGGCTGCTAATTTTCTGCGAACTGTAGCAGCCGAAATACCATGTCGCTGTGCTATCTCAGCAGCAGAGATTAATTCAATCTTTTCCTGCCGCATCTCAACTACTGTTGCACCACCAATGATGGACCCCAAGTAAAGCTGTGGAGGCGCATCCGACTCAACCGTAATGGTGTACTTAAGTGCTCCCATCATTCACCTCCAATCTTTTACCCGCTTTGATTTCTGCATCGGTGGCGTGGCGAATCATAGAAAGGTCGGTGCAGCGTTTTGCGCCCTCATCCATCCACACCTCACCTTTTCGAGTCCATGCAACAGTCATCAATTCACCGTGCATAAAATCATCAATGAATACGATTTTGTCGCTCTCCTCAAAAATATTGTGCTGGCGGCGGTATTCGAGAAGTGCTTTTTCTACATGCTGCGTTCTAAGCCCTGATCTCTGCATCATGATTAGTTCATCTATTGTGAAGGAGGTAGCATTAAGAAATGCTTTAGCCGTCTCATACCCACCCAACTGTTCAATTAGATTCACGACACTTCTCCCAAAGCCTTTACCACGCCATACTGATCAAACTTCGCGATATATGATGAAAGCGCATGATAGATAGCGTCTGCATTTCCATCATCAACCTGAATGGTTGTTATGCCTGATTTATAGGAAATGGATAGCCTTAAATCACCTTGAAATTCCTCTACTGCCCAAAAGAAAACATTGGCCTGTCGTTGGTCTAACACCAAATTAAAAGGCTTATCCTTGTGCGGCTCATCAATGATGTAGTTGGCGACTTGAACATTGGTTAATTGAATTTCAGTCATTAAGCTGCTCCTTTATAAATATTTTCATGTTTAAAGTTCGCTTCAACTAAAGCGCGTGATAACTGAGGGCAAACGGAATTACCCACCATTCGGGTCTGTTCGGTTTTAGTTAGGCGGATCTCATCACCATGCTCATCAATCCCGCGCTCAAAAATATAGTTTTCTGGAAAACCTTGGGCTTTGAATAATTCAACCGGTTGCAGCATGCGAAAACCAATATCAGAGATTTGATAGTCCTGACCTTGGATTTGAACCAAACCAAAACGATCACGTGTTGGGATGGTACGCAAAGGTGTATCAATAGAATTCCCATCTTTTTCACTGCCATAAAAGGCAGTTAAGAAGGCGCGAACTTCAGCGAATTGATTTACTGTAGTCATTGCATGTAGTGGTGAGTCAATAGTTTGCCCAGTGCAATTCTTCTTCATTTTAGATAGGTGGCTCACAACTAGGGAATTGTGATCTTTCGCTGTGATAGTGTGCACAGGCTCAACCAGAGAACTACCCACTACACCAGTATAATTTTTTGCTAAATGCGCCGAGATTAATGCATGGTGTCCACCTTTAGTTTGAGCACAAATAGTACGAAGAGGCTCATTAGTGGGCATTGATCTTTTGTTAGAAGCATTTGCACATTCAGTAAGTACAGGGGCTTTTTCACCAACGATAAATGGGTTTGGATTTTTAACAACAAACTTATCCAATCCAGCTGCAATACGATCCATCGTAGCTTTTGCTAATGGGCGCTTACGGGTAAAAATACTCGGGCATTCTATGGACCAATCAATACATTCAGCAGCTGTACGCCATGGTCTCAGATTTCCTTTTTTTACCAGGATAGAATCTGGATGGCCATGAGTTGGTTCTGGCCAATGAATCTTCAAACCATCACGACGAGCAATCAGAAAAAAGCGCTTGCGAATAGTAGGGGATCCGTAGTCACATGCACGTAACTCACGCCAATCCACCATATATCCTTGACGCACAAGTGCATTAACAAAGCTCTTAAAAGTACGCCCCTTATTTTTAGGGCATGGTCGACCATCTAATCCTAAAGTTCCCCAGGTTTTAAACTCTTCCACATTTTCAAGCATAATTACTCGAGGACGAGTTTTGGCTGCCCAGCGTAAAGCTACCCAAGCCAAACCACGAATTTTCTTTTCAACTGGTTTGCCGCCTTTAGCTTTGCTGAAGTGTTTACAGTCTGGCGATAACCAAACCAAACCTACAGGCTGATTTCCTGTAGCTTCAATTGGATCAATATCCCAGACGCTTTCACAGAAATGCTTTGTATCCGGGTGGTTGATTCGATGCATTGCAAGCGCCTTAGGATCGTGATTGATAGCAACATCCACTGAGCGACCAAAAGCTTGTTCAAGGCCAGTACTAGTTCCACCACCACCAGCAAAATTATCAATTATCAATTCATGAGGTAATAGATCCATCACGCCACCTTCTTTAATTTTCATGCTGCTTTCACTCCCTTGTTGCACCCCGAAGGGTGCAATCATTCGTGATTAAGGTGTCAACGCCGCTTCTTGAGCTTCGTATGCACTGTTGATCTGACTGATCTGCTCCTCAGTCATCTGAGCTGTGAAGGGTTCAAAGCGCGAAGCCATAATTGCATTAAGCGCATCCAGGTCAGCCGTGTTACTAATCTCGTTAATTACCGATTGAATTGATTCATCAGGAAAAGCCTGAGCAGCTTTTAACTCTTTACGCTTGGCTTTAAAAACTTCACCGATTTCAGACTTAGCTGGCTCACCTAAATTCAACTCAGCAATGTCAGCACCGATCTGGTCGAGTTCCTCAAGAGAAGTGGCGTTATCAATACGTTGGTAGTGCGGGGTCAGGTCAATTTCAGTGGCCACAGATTCAACGGCAGTTTTCTTTGCCATGCGTGCTTTCAGTGATGACGATCCGCTGTTTGCCTTCGCTGTACTGGTTTCTGGTGCAGCAGGGGTGATATCGATTTCTTTATCTTTCTCCTCTTCAGCAATCGCCATGCCCTTAAGGACATCCGGGAACACATCACGCAGAGCATAGGAACGTGCACGTAGCTTCAACATGCGCTTTGGATACTGCGTCCAAGGCCCTTGTTTACCTGATAGACCTGCCTTTTTCGCATCCTCCATTGTGAATACCGAAGCAACTGGTTCTTCATTTTTCCGCTTCACAGTCACAGTGGCCTTTTGACCATCTTCGGAAATTTCCTCGCGGATGAAATCGAGCAGACCGGATCCGCGAACAAGGGCAAGCATTGCATCACCCCAGATAGAAGGGCGACCATTAATCACAGCAATGTTTTGCATTGCTTGGAGTGGCTGCAAGCCAATTTCAGCACCCCATTGCATAGCAACAAGGATGTTGCCCGGCTTGCGCTGATAGTCCTTCGGCACGATGTCAGAGCCAGCTAAAAGCTCTGCAATTTGCATTGCTTCCTGAAGCGAAGTTGGAGTCAAAAAGTTCACAGCAGTGTTTTGAGTAGTTGTAATATTGCTCATAAATTCAATTCCTATTTTTTAATATGGGTTAAGACACGCGCAAAACACGAGTACTAGAAGTCTTCACAAATTGTTCGTAAATGTCTGGGTGAGCAGCTTTCAGCGCTTTGCTGTCCAGTGTGTTACGTTCTTGATATTTGAATGTTGCTAAACGCTTTTCTTCAGCAATAATCATTTCCGCATCTTCCATGCGTGAGCAGATTTGCAGCTTCATGCCATCCAGTTCAGCACTAGCTTCTTTGATAGTTTTATTTAGATCCTTGTACTCAGCGACCAGATTGGCAAGCTCATCATCCGCCTGCAATGCCTGATTAGGATTATGAGTAGACCAGCGATGCAGAACATCATCAAACGTGGTTGGAGCTGGTGGTACGTCAGCCTGAACATGCTCATTCCAGAACTTTGAGCATTCATCTGTGAGCATTTCAAACAGCTCAGGATCGAATGCGACCTGATAGCTACGGAACTTCTGACCACCAATCAGCACACCAAGTCCACACAGACTTGCGCCTGTTACACCCATGTACCACTGGCATTGAGTCAGGTAATAATCTGGAACAGATTCAGACTGCTCATCGCCCCACAATTTCGCCAGGTATTGATTTGCTGTCTTGCATTCAAGAATGCGGTCTGTGGTCAGCTTGCCGTCTTTGATTCGCACGTTACCTGAAATCTCAGGATTAATAATCGCGCGGTCAATGTTGGCACGTGCCCAAGTAAATTCCGGATGCTCAAGCGTCTGATTAACACGTTGAACTTTAACGCCGTTGCGTTTTGCGTATTCTTTGGCAACAACATCTTCAAGCATGTTGCCCCAGTAAGCCGGTTCGCTTTCAGAATCATCCAGTTCAGCGCGATTGGTTTTATCCAGCCATAACTGATAAGGAGATTTGTATTTGCTTAGACCAAGAATTGCTGCAACATCAGAGCCGCCAATACCAAGACGGCGTGACTGCAACCATTCCTGACGAGCGTTTTCGATTACTTGAGTGTTTACTGATTGATTCATTTTGCACCCCCAACAGCTTGCGCAATGGCTTCCGCTTGATACGCAGACTGCTTTTCTGCTGCATGCAGAATCATGACTGACAGACCAAAGAAGATTGAAAACAGCAGCATCCACGCAGCTAAATTTGAAGCGATTTCTTTAGCCACAGACTTTGGTTCTGGATGTTGATACAAATGCTCAGAAGTCATGCGCGATTGGCCGAACTCTGGCAGGTTGCTTTGAATAGGGTTTTGTTCCATACTTACCTCGTTGTTGTGAAAGGCCCGATGAGATTCCAGTCCATTCGGGCTTTTTGCTGTCTACGAGGTAAAGCATACTTTACCTATGATTTGTTGTAAAGAGGGCTTAACTAAATTATTTTAAGTTTACTTTACTTTATTATTTTTCAGGCATAAGAAAACCCGCACTAGGCGGGCTTTTGGTTGAGTTGCTACTCCCAAAATATGTATTTATTTTTTTTGTGATATTGGTACATATATCGAGTGAAAGTAAAACATAAGTAGGTTAAACCTGCTTGAATCAACCCACAGAATATTAAGCTGACCCATCTTTCATTTTCATAATGAATAAGCATCACTAAAGGCACTGGAACCAATAACAGTAAAACCAGAAGAGCAGCAAGAATATCCTTGACTATATCGGTTTTATAGGCCATCCATCCTAGAGAAAGAAAGGCTAGAATGCCTACTAAATTTGCATATTGATAATTAAAGTAAGCATCTAGCATTTTAATCCCTCTTATTTGAAGTCCCTAACGTGTCGAACAACCACGCCAATAATGCTTATATTGTGATGCTGCGAATTGAGTACAGGGAAATCTGGATTAAGCGGAATTAATTCAAATTGCTCACGACTATGTTCGTCATATCCAGTCAAACGGTATTTTTTGAAAGTAACTTCATGATCTCCGTTCTGCGCAATCACATAACTTCCTGGCTTTGGCAATCTAGCAGCATCGACAACCAGTTTGTCACCAGGTTCAAAATCAGGATACATACTTAATCCATCAACAATGACACTAAAGATTGCGTCAGGATCTGAACCATCATAGTCCGTATATGTGTAATGTAATGGGATAACCCCATCATAGGCGACTTCACGCCATTGACCAGCTTGTACGATATCTAACACAGGAATTCTTTTTAGTTTTGAATCTATTATTTGGACGTTATTAAAACCCTTTTCATTTTCTGAGCCCTTACTCAGCATTGGCGCATTTTCACCTGATAGCCATTTATGATTTACCCCTAAAAATTCTGCAGCCAACGTCAGGTTGGCACCATCTAAGTTTTTTGTTGGTCCATTAAACCATTGACCAATACTTGCTTTACTAACTTTGCAATAGTCGGCCATATCCGTGTTCTTTAATTTTTTTTGTTGAACACGTTCGTAATGTTGCTTTGCTAGAGCCATACGATCTTGAAGAGTAGCCATTTTTTCCAGTCCTAAATGAGTAAAGGCAGCTTAACTATTTGTAAGTCAAGTGTGCTTGCGTTTATGTGGTAAAGTATGCTTTACTTAGCGTGACTAATAGAGGAAAAAGTCATGCAAATAGTAATGAATACTTCAGATGCCATTAAGGCTTTTAAATCAAAAGCGGGTATTGCAAAGGCGATAGGTATTACTAAACAGGCAGTTAGCCAGTGGGGTGACGTAGTACCTGAATCCTCTGCATTGAAACTTTTACGTGTTGATCCATCGATCAAGCACAAGCAAAAAGACCATAAAGTGAATGGCTAGGGGTTTCTTGATGTCGGAAAAATTAACTGAAAGCATCACGTTCAAATGCACGTATGAAGAAAAACGTGACTTAGAAGCAATTGCGAAGTCTGAAAACAAAACTTTGTCTGAGCACATTAGAAGTTTGGGCATATCAAATATTTCTGAAATTCGGGAACGTTTAAATAATCTCGCATCCCTTATGCGTCCGACCACAGATACCGTGGATACGCCCATTTTTGAATTGACCCCCGAGCCATTGACAAAACAACCAGGCACAAAAAAAGCCCAACTGCTCGAACAGATGGACTTTCTTGCCGCTTACCCGAAAGTAAACGAGGCATGTAACGAATGTTGAATTTAGCACAGGAACGACAACCGGCTCAAGCGCTAGTTTTACCGTTTCCCAAAACAGGGCGACAAACGATGACAGGGATAGAAGAGGGGTATACAAGACTTCCAAATCTGCTCATTGACTCTGAGATCATGGCCGATCTGAGCGACAAAGCATTTAAATGCTTAATGTTCATATTGCGCCAGACACTAGGGTTTGGGCGTAATTCTCACACCATTTCAATCACACAATTTCAGAAGTACTGCGGTATCAAAAAGGAAGAAACCGTTACCAAGGCAATTCGTGAACTGGAGACCTGCAAAGCGATCCAAGTTGAGCGTAAAACAGGGTGCTTAAATGAGTACTCACTTACCCTTAACCACTACCATCAAACGGTACTACCCCCATCAAATGGTACTACCCCCATCAAAGGGGGGGAGAGTACCCCCATCAAAGGGGGGGAGAGTACCCCCATCAAAGGGGGGGAGAGTACCCCCATCAAAGGGGGGTCTATTAAAGAAAACTTTAAAGAAAATATTAAAGAAAACTTTAAAGAAACAAATCCACCAAAAAACTCAGTTGATGACGTTCTCAATCTTTGGACACCAGATTTACATTCTTTAAATTCTTGGTTACAGCGATCAGGTGAAACCCCAATGACTCAGGATCTGGTCAATCAGATTCTTCTTGAGGTGAATGCTCACTATGAGCCACGTTTGAAAGCGGGACTGATCTCAGATACCCAGATGTATTCAAATTTCACCAAATGGATCAAACGAAAGTTCATCCAAAAACAGAACACACCTTCTGGAAAACAAAATCCTAATCTCGATGTGAACACAGTTTGGGCAAACCAACCTGCACAACAGTATGCGCCAGTGAATTCACCAGTGGATATCCCGGAGGACTTCGTATGAACGCAATGTCATCGTTTTCATTTGAACTGAAAAAAGTTCAAGAGATCTGCAATAAGCATCAGGTAGCTATGGTTCAAGCAGGGCCATACCACAAGTGCCCACAATGCGCCGTTGAGTTTCTGGATGAAGAAAAACAAAAGGCACAGGCCGAAGTGGATCGCATGGTTCGTGAAAAACACTTTGCAGGGGCAATGCTTCCAGAACGTCACGCTGAATCAGGTTTTAAAAATTACAGCGTTCAACATGCTGGACAGCAAAACGCATTGAATCAGGTTGTTTCATTCGCCAAAAACATGATCAACGGCGACAAGAACAACTTTGTGATGGTCGGGCCTACTGGTACCGGTAAAACCCATCTGAGCTGTGCAACGGCAAGAACACTGCTCAACAAGGGCAAACATGCACGCTACATCACCAGTGAAGATCTGGCACAGCGGATCATGAACGCATGGGAGCAGCCGGACGCTACAGAAAAATCTGTGATCTATGAGTTTAGCCAATACGACCTGCTGATTCTTGATGAATACGGACTGCATGACCGTGATAAGCGCCGGGAGCTGGTCCACAAAGTTTTATATGCACGCTATGACCGGATGAAGCCGACCATGCTGATTTCAAATTTAACGCTTGAAGATCTGAAAAAAGACTTGGGTGATCGTCTGTGGTCTCGATTCCAGCAAGGCGGCTTAAGCGTAGTGGAATGCAATTGGAATGATCAACGTGTTGGGGGTGCAGCGTGAGCATTAGTCAATCACACAGCCATATGTTTGAACTCACGATTGAAATCGTTTTGTTCATCACGTTCCGGAGAAAGAAAACCTATGTACAGGATGTTCTGGATGATGTGGTTTCAGACGTAAGCAAAAGAACGGTGCAAAAGTACCTGGCATCACTTGAGAAGCTTGGATACATCATCGGCGATAAAAAGTACCCACAAGGTTTCATTCCCACGGAAAAGGCAAGGCAGTTATTTGGAGCTGAATCTTTATGACCGGAACACGTTGGAGTGAAAAACAGTTAGAAGTTCACTTGAACAAGCACAATTTACGCAAGGAATGCGCGTCAGTGCAATTTAAAAACAAAATTGAAGCAAAGATACATGAAGCAGAGCAAAACGCCGTAGACGCGAAACTAGAGCGAAATAGCGTAGGGGGTGAAAAAGTCATTTTAGATTTTAATTTGCCGGCTATTCCTCCAAGCGTAAACCACTACTGGAAGAAATCTGGACGTGGTTTCAAGTTGAGTGATGAGGCAAGAGATTTTCATGATCTGGTCAGCATGTTGGTACCGCCAACCAGAACAGCAGCACGGTTAAAACTGGAGGTGACGTTTCATTTTCCAAATCGGTTAAGACGGGATATCGATAATTACTTGAAAGCAACGATTGAT